ACTGCTGTAATCTGACGACCATCAGCCCAAGTGATGCGGTCATCCAATACTCGGATAACACCACGGTCACGTGCTTCTACTACTTCCTCGTGGCGTTGAACAACAGCACTATCAATCAATTCAATGAAGTCTTGCGGGTTGTTCTGTGCAAAGGATTGAATGTCGTAAAGAATCAAGTCAGACTCTTTGTTTACATCGTAGCCCAAGTAACGTGCAAGCGGTACAATCTTCTCACGGAAGGGAGCTTCGTATACCATCTTGATTGCATTAACAACAGTGCGAGTCTGCTCGTTCTGCTTCTTAGCCAATGCTTCTGGGTTGTGTTCACGGAACATAGCTCTCTGTCCTGGGAGTCTCCAATCTTGGTTAGCTTCATTACTTGGGTGCAGGCGCAAGAACTCAAGCAAGTTCTTCTGAGTACGGGGTACAATCAGTACTCCATTCTGGAAGCTAGGCTTGGCAATAAGTCTAACGATGTTGCGGTCAGAGTCAATCTTCTGCTCGTCTTTGAAAACAGATTTCTGTCCTGGGATGTAACGAATGGTGCGGATATCACCAGTGTCGTCAATAGCCGTAGTCTCGGCTGGGATAGATAAAGAAATTGGATAGCGACGGAAGTTACCAGCTTGGTCTCGGATGATGTTGCTCTCCGCTTCGTTGCAAAGGATGAACGTGTAATGCTCACGCTCTCGTTGATTTTTCATTTTACTTTGTTTTTTGATTTGAATTAAAAAGAGATAAGGGGGAGCCTAAGCTCCCCCTCTCCCTCGTGCTGATTAGGCTCCTACGAACAAACCGAAACGGTTCAATGCGAAGGCTTCCAAGCCAGTCTGTGCCAACATATTAACTTCAAAGAAGTCGTTGTTAGAGTTGGCAGCTCCCATACCGTAGCCAGTTACCCACTCGCGGTAGTCACGACCACCATCTTCGTTTTGCAGGTAGTTGATACGCAAGGAAGGAACAGTAACACCAGTAGTGGAGTTCATATTGTTGTAGGTGATAGTGTCATCCATCGGGATAACCATACCCAAGTCCTTGTAGATACCACCAGCATAACCCAAGAAGTTAGGGTCAGAGAAGATATCCAAGGTCTTAACAGCGAACTTAAATCCACCGTATTCGAAGGCGTCGAAAGAAAGCTTAATAGCCTGCTCTTGTACACCGTTGAATGCGTTAAAGATAACACCACCGTTAGCGGCTGCTGAAAATCCAAGTCCAGTTCCACCGCGGAAGATAGCGTCGATACCCAACTTCAAGTTGTGACCAACGGCCAACATATTCTCGCGAGCACCACGGTACTTCTGCAACTCCTTCACCATATTCTCGACGTCAGTCAAGGTAAATCCAGTGGACAAAGAGTAGCTTTCTACGTTACCGTTACCAGAGATTTGAGGAATCAAACCTTCAGTCGTGGTGATTGTAGCTGCGTTGTTGATACCAGTCGTGGTAGTAGCACCAGTCAACGGAGTATTCAACTTCTTACCAGCCAACAATACAGCCTCACGCTCGTTCAAGAAGCGGTGGTACTCATCATTGATACCTTGCAAGTACCAGAAGTAACCCTTCTGACCGTCCTTACCTTCAACCTCAATCCAGGTTTTAACACCCATTTCAGTGTTGGTAACACGGTGCGTACGGCGCTGGATTTGCAGAGCACCACTGTAGGACAACAGCTGTGAGTTGCGAGACTCAGGAGCAGAAGAACCTTCAGGCATTGCATTACCCAAGATGATGATATCATCAGTCAAAGCGATAGCGGGACGAGTCTCAGAAGATACAACAGAAGTTGCAGTGAAAGCTCCACCGTTAACAGCAGTGATGATACCTTGCCATCCTTTTACTTCGATGATATCATACAAAGAAGGCATAAAGGTGGTGTACGCTTGAGCAGTAGGATAGGGGCTATCACCGCTGAAGTTGTAGTTGTAAGCTGCGGCAGCCGTAGAAGCCAAAGGAGTAGAACCAGAAGCTGCAGTAGCAGACAAACGGAACACACCGTGGATACGGTCTTGCTCGTAGTGATGGAACTCGATTGCGTTAATCGGGTTCATATTACCCAACATCGCCATAAATCCAGTGATGTCTTGTCGACCGTAACGCATAATGTATTGCGGGTCAACCTCGGGCTTGTGCAGACCTTGTGCAAGGTCTAAAGACGAAATGTAGTTATACTCGGTAGCTACCTTCGTAATGTTTGGTGTTTTTGTTGCTACAGCCATTGTAGTAATTTGTTAGTTATTAGCGACGTTTCTGCAAGAGTGCAATCTGTTCGATGGCCTGACTGAATGGGTCTTTGCTGATGTCTTGTTTCTGTTGCTGGAGGTTCACTGAACTATTCTCCAACCCCGAGACAACTGCCTCTTTACCCTTCGACACGCCCTGGTCGTAGATTGCTTTTGATATTCTGTCAAAGTCACTTAGGATTAACAGGTCACGTTTTAAGCGATTGAAGTTAATCTGTTTTGATTCCTTGTCCAAGTAGTTATCTACAAAGAACGTGGAACTGTTGACTACGGACGACTCAATGAATCTCTTACTATCTTCATTGGGGAAGAACTTAATCTCCATATCGTCGGACAGTTTGAAGGACTGCTCATTGAAAGCATTCACCTCTTGTTTAACAAGCATATTAAACTTGGCGAGTGTTTCCTGGTCAGCCTTCTTTTGACTTTCAATTGACTGAAGGTCTACCTTTGGCAGTTGAAGTTTGTTCTTATGCTCAGAGAGTTTAGTTCTAGCTCTCGTAGCATCAATTGACAAGTCTTCCATTGCCTCGATATACTCATCATCATTAACGTCGAACGAGTCGTCAAACAAAGCTGGGTACTGACGTTTCATCAGTCGCTCTACTTGAGATACATTCAACTCTGGATTGTCGACCGTTAGTTCGAGTCGTTTCAATTCCAAAGCGTCACGCTTTTGCGCGACGTTAAACGATTGTAAATCAATCGATTGCCATTTCCAAAAATCTGGGGAGTCTACGTCAACACCAGCCTTGGCGAGTTCATTCAATTTCTTGATGGCCTCGTTAGCGAACTCTTCCTTGGGAGTGGACAGCTTGGTTTCGTATTCACGAATCTTTGCTTCGTACTCCTGGCGAATCTTATCCACGTCAGCCATAGGCTGTACGGGAGGATGAACCGTAGAAGGGTCGATAGGCGTTGGGTCAGCGGGTGCTGGCTCAACTGGTGGTGCGGGTGTAGGCTCCGCAGGTGGTGTATTATCTAAAGAACTTCCATCTGTTGGGGTGGTAGATTCCGATGGTGCGAATCCTGCTGCGGCAGCGAACTGCTTTGCGATATCCGATTCAGTCATTTCAGTTAAGTGTTATTATCTTTGATACAAAATTATACCTGGCTCACTGCCAAGAATTTGTAAAAACTATGGGAACAAAAGAGAATCTGTTTACCTTCAATAAGATTCATATAGCGAAAGGGCTACGTGGACTAAGGAGAATGAAGGGCTATACACTAGAAGAGTTAGCTTGCTGGACTGGGAAAGACGTTGGCTATCTGTCAAGAGTTGAGAACGGGAAGTGCGTACCTAAGATTAAAACACTTAGTGATATACTATCGTTCTATGAGATGACTATTAAAGACTTCTACTTGAAGCTTGATAATCTCATTTAACTTCTTGCGGGAAGATGTTTGGTTCTACCTTTCCAGCCTCTCTTACGATTGAATCTTTCTCGAAGTCGTAGCTACCACCCTGCTGTGAGGGCTGACCCTTGAGCTTCGAGGCCAACTGAATCTTCTCGATGTCATACTGAGACTCAAGGGCAGAAGTCTTACGCTTCTCATTCTCAATCTCTTTATCGTTACGCAGTCTAAGGTCATACTCCAACTGCAAAGCTTGAGACTTGAGTTGCATTTCCATTTGCATAGTCTTCTGCTTCTCACCTTCTGCAATCTGTGCAGCCTGAGCTTGAACCTGTGCGTTCTGCTGTTGCAGCATCATAGATGATTGCTCCTTCTCTTTGCGGCGCTTAGCCTCACGAATAGAAAGAAGCTGTTCTGCTTTGTCTACGTCTTCTCTAAGTACGCGGCGAACTGCGAATACGTCTTGAGTATTCAGCAAGCCAGTCTCCAATCCCATCATCAGAAGCTGCTCAACACGAGCGCGCTCTTCTTCATCTGGCAACATCTTAACAGATATAGCGTAGTCAGCCAAGGACAGCTTGTTCAAGTCAATCTGTTCTACCGTAGCATTGCCTACCATATTCTGGAACACGTCCACATTGATACCGTCTCTAATGAGCTGCTGCGCGAGATTAGCAACGTAACGGACCATATCCTCATTGATGCGGAGATATGCGTTGTAAAGGCTTCTAAGGGCGTTCCTGTGGGCTGATACAGCTAGCTTCTGCACACCAATCAAAGCCTTCTTATCTGGCTGTGAACCATCGACTGCATCATTGAGTCCAATGGTTTCTTTCATACGCTCCAATGCAGCGTTGTACGCTTGGGTAAGAACCATAATAGATTGGTCCAAACCATTGGGCAAATCCTGTACTGGACGGGTGTTAGTAATCGGTGTACCATCCTCACGTACCGAGCGGTAGTAGATGTCACCAATCTGGTCGCGGATAGCACGAGCATCAACAGGCTTGAGGTTACCCATACCCATACCTTGCAGTCCGCCAGTGATGGCGTCAATGTCAATAGCAAATCCAGAAGGTGCAGCCTTGGCGATAATCTGTTGCATCTTCAGCTGGATACGAATCATCTCGTCAGCAAACGGAATCATCTCTTCCACCTTGGACTTGTTCTCCATATCGTAGATATCGGGAGCACAAACAATAAAGCCAAGGGATGTGTTAGTAGAATACTTGTCGTTGATACGCTCACGAACGATGTGCTGCTTCTTACCGAAGTCATACATATAGTCAGTACCAACAATGTACTTGGCCTGATATACGTTCTTTATTTTCTTTCGGATAATCTCACGCTTACGCTTAGGGTTTGCGGGAGGAACGAAGTTCACTGGCTTCTCCTGGAAGTAGAACCCTCCGTTCTTAGCTTCCATCTTCTGGAAGACAACCTCATCCGTACTAAAGAACTCGAAGTCAAGAACACGCACACGGAACTTGTCGTACTTAGTGCTGTCTACTTCGTTGTTATAGTACACGTGAGAACCATAGCTCCAGCTAGGGTTGTCGTAGCGACCAGCAACAGACTTAGCTACCTCGTACAGTTCTGCTTCTGACAGCTGTCCCTGTGCCTGCACTCGCAAGTCTTCTACAGTAACAAAGATTAACTCACCAATGTGTCTAGCATCAGAGAAGTCATCTTCAGTTACAAAAGAAGTTACAAGATTCAACGGGTCAACGTAGCGAATACGGATGTTCTTATTCTCGTCAAGCAAGATACGAAGACCAGCTATCTTGTTGTCTACCAGGTCTTTAGCAATCTTCTCGTTGAGCTTGTCTACGTTATTGTCTTGGAGGATTGCCCGTGTAACGGTCTCCATTGCAATAGACTGAGCCAACTTGAAGTTAGTCTCCATATAGATTTCAAGTTCCTCCACATTCTCGGGAGCATCTTTGTAGTCTACTGGTACGCCAACTTCTTTAAGGCTGCCGAGGTTATCGCGAAGCTTCATCTTCGCCTTGAGTACTTGCTTCTCTCTGTCAAACTCTGTGATTGATGTGCTGTCAACAGGAATGAACTGAGGAACGTACGGCTGGTTAATCATCTGTCCACGAATAACTTCCGCCATCTTTGGAAGCGGAGTGGACACACCCCAGTCAAGGTTCAAATAAGTAGAGTCTCCAGTGGTCGAGAACTGTTGCTTGAACTTCTCAATGGACTGAAGACCCTCTGAATACTTTCTGTTCTGGATATAGCGACTCTTCCGAGACTCGAAAGAGAACGTAGTTCTAGATTGTTGCGCATCACGCCAAAGTGTCTTGGCGTAATCTAAAATATATTTACGACTATTCTTCTCAACAGGAGGAACAAACGAAGAAGGATATCCGTAATCTGTAATCTCAGCCATAGTTCGGGCGCATTTGACGCAAAGATATTAACAACGTCAAGTTACGATTTTGTAAATTACATACGTCTACTGAGGTTACCATCGTTGTTGAACTTAGGCAACCAATCACTAGCTTGGTAGCGAACCTCAACCTGTATCTTAGGTTTCTTAGTAGCGATGATAGTAATACCAGAAGCTACAGCCAAGTCAAAGGGAGTCCAGTTGTCTGGCTCAAACTTCTGCCAATCTCTGATGACTTCGTTGAATGGCATAAACCCACAGTTACCGAACTCATCCTTAGAACCTACGTAATCCATAATGTAGGCCTGTGTCATATTCATAAGGGCTTCTCTGTTGTCTGTGTGCGTCATAGCAATACCACGGAAACCCTTGGACCACTTCTTCATATAGTCGGGGTCGAGTGGGTTGTACATAGAGTAGCCATCGTATCCTCTCTTGTGGAAGTGGTCAAGCACACCGTACTTGTTACTCTCCGCAAGGAATGGGGAGGAGTAGAAGACAGCCTGCATAATCATATCCTCGTAAAACTCGTGCGGGTGGTTTGGACGTGATACGTACATACAGACGAACCCCATCTTAATTTTGGGCGCTGTGTGGTGCGATTCGAGCAAAGTCATCGCTGCACCCATAGAACCTGCCTCATAGGTTTGCCTGTGGGAGAACGGGTCACACCCAGTCTTACAGAACTCACGGGTAGGAAACTTCTGTCCATTGCGAACCTCGAATCTATTTCTGTCCTCCTCTGGTGGCATCCAAGCTACAAGCCATCTACCAGTCTCGTCTGGCTTGAAGACTACTTGTGTGTCTTTGATTCCATCTTTCCAATAGAAGGTGCCGC